ATCAAGGCACCAGCCGCTGTAACGTTAGCTGTGTCAGTTACGTCTGCTGAGGCTTCGATGCCATCTAGTTTTGTATGGTCTGCGTCAGTAAAGACGTTAGAGTCCGTAGCAGAATCCACCAGTGTGCGAATTTCTGCGGCTGTTTGGTCAGCAGTAGCACCGGACTCAATGCCATCCAATTTAGTGCCGTCTGCGGCTACATCACGGCCATCAACAGTACCGTCTACAGTAATGTTACCTGTAGCAGAGACAGTAGTAGCAGAAACAGCGGCAGGAGTAGTGCCACCAATGACAGTACCGTCGATAGTACCACCGTCGATGTCAGGAGTATTTACGTCAGGAGACGTGAGAGTCTTGTTAGTAAGCGTCTGAGTGCCAGTCAGTGTGGCAACGGTAGAGTCAATAGCAAAGGTAACAGCATTACCTGAGCCAGACGTATCAATACCAGTGCCGCCTGTGAAGGTCATGGTTTCGCTGTCTAGGTCGATACTAAGCGCACCGCCAGTGTCAGCTTGGAAGTCTAAGTCTTGTGCAGTAACTTGTGAGTCAACGTAAGCTTTTACGGACTGCTGTGTAGGAACCAGAGTTGCACTGTCGGACGACATATCGTCTTCGTCAACGAATGCAGTAACGTTTATAGTTCCATCAGAAATAGTTTCAAAAGTTAAGGTTCCGGTAAACGTAGGCCCTGCTGTGTCAGCTTTAGTTGCAATAGCTGTGGAGATTGCATCAAACTCTGTTTCAAATTCAGCGCCACGGATGATCTTTCCTGAGTCGCCTGTAGGTAACGAGTCCTTAGCTTCAAAGTCTGTAGTCTTAGTATAGTTCGACATCGGAAAGTCCTATTGCAGAAAAGAAGGAGAAGAAAGGAAAAGGGGCCATTGCTGACCCCCTAAGTTCGTTACTCTGCGACTGCGAGAACGAAACCAGCTTCGGGTCGGTATACGTTAACACCGTACAGGCAGTCAGCCGTGTACAGAGTTGAGAGGTATTCCTGCTTGTACTGGGTTTGTGAACGTACAGCTTGCTGCTCTGCCATAACAATAGCGTCTTTGTGGAACAGAAGTGCTGCACGAGTATCGGCAGATCCTGCAGTATTGTCTGCAGCAGCTTCGATAGTTGCACAGTTGGCTGAAACGTAAACGTCTACACCATAAAGGTTACCAATAAGACCAGACTGTACGCTCTGTCCTGAAACAAAATCAGAAGACACGTAACGGTCGATACCCATGATAGTGTTACGAACAGAAGGTGGAATGACAAGTACACGGTCTTCCATTGGTACGTTGTTGTCGTCAAGCTTCTGAATCATGTCACGGAAGAACGCATCAGTAAACACATCTGCTGGAACAATAGTGTCGTCAGTGTACTGAGTAGTTGTGCCACCGTCGTTGAAGAAACAACCAGTGTGCTGATAGTCAGTAGGAGCTACTGAGTCAGAGAACACAACAGAACCGCCGTCACCAAAACCAGTACCACAAGAGTGGAGGTCAGTGTCGATCTTAGTAGCAAGAGCGTAACCAGCGTCTTCAGTATAGAACTGACGGAGGCTAGAAAGCGCCTGTACTTCAACGATGTCTTCGATAAGACGTGAGTACTCGAAGTGACGGTCGATATCAACAGTCAGTTCGCTCTCAGTGTTTGCAATGATAGTAACTGCAGTGTCAGCAGCCTTAGCATTTGCATCACCACGAGTGGGCTTAGGAATGTGAAGCTTGTCGCCCTTCTTGCCATTCATAGCGATACGCTTGACAAGTGGAGCCATTTTTAGGTTCTTTTGATAGGCAGCAATGATTTCGTCACTCCAGATTTCTGGAATAAACGTTGCCGCTTCAGTCTTCGCAGTATTACCAGCTGCGCCCGGATAAGTTGCAGTAGCCATGTCAATCTCCTAGATTATTTGACTCGACCCTCCGCATAAGCTGCCATAATTTCGTCTGACAAAGCTTGATAACGATCAGGGTCATTTTTCATTAGTTTAATAATGTCGGCCCTACGATATACCTTCTTACGACTACCTTCAGCACTGCCTCGTGCATTGCCTGTATTAGCTGCCCTGAGTGTTTGCTTACGTGCTTGTTTTTCAACTTTAGCAGTTTGCTGTGCAACTGTTTTTCGTTCTTTCCAGAGTGAAAAAAGCTCATCAGCAGCGTCAGCATCGTACTGTTGGTCAGCGGCTACAAACAATTGAGTCCTAATTTTTGATGCTTTAATCCATTCAGCAAACTTAGGATCGCTAAGAATTTGTTGCATATCTGGATGTTTAGCTTGAAGCGTAGCCAAAGATGACTGTTTTTTGTACTGTTCTGTGTACTGTTGTGCTTCTTTAATTTTAGGATGATTTTCAATTGCACGATTAACAGCGGCTTGAGGATCTGTAAAATAGTCTATATCGTTTTCAGGCTCAACGTGTTGCTGTTGAGGTGCTGGTGGTTGTGTTTGACTACTAATGTAATCATCTACAACCTTACGAAGCTCTCCTACTTCAGAGGACTGACGACCTAAAAGCTTTTCAGCCTCTTGGTGCATCTGTACAACTTCTTCTAGAGACTTACCTTGGTACTTCTCAGGAACTGTAGGTTTTTCTGTTTGAGGTTGCTCAACTTCTGTTTCTTGTTGAATCTCATCAACTTCGTTTTCAATGGTGTCCACATTTTCCTCTTCAGGTTGTGGATCAAGCATTGTTGCTCTTGACATAATTAAACTCCGTGATTATAATCATTGTGGAGACTTCTTTTTACCTGCTTTTTCGTGTTCTCGTACCCACTTCATATGCTGACCGGGAAAGTCCCCAGTAGAGCCATCAAGGTGAAAAGACGGGGCAGATACCATTTTAGTAGCGTTAGCACCACAACCGCACCTACTGGTTGTAATACCACTTTCTACCATTTCTTCAAAGACATGTCCGTTAGTACAACGGAAGTCATAAATTTTAAACATCTACAGGATCTTCTTCTTCGGCTTCTGCTTGCTCTTTAGCTGCTTCTATAGTACCTTGAAGGTTAATTACAGAAGCAAGAGCAGCAACTTGGCCTTTACGGAAATATAAATCTTTTGTGTCTTTAACTGTTTGAATGTCAGCTAAATTTTGTGCATTATTAGATAACTCTTGTATGAGTTGTTTGAAACCTTCGGAATTGAAGAGTTCGAAGTAGTTGTCGAAGTAGGTTTCAAGCTCAGTGTTCATAGTTTCCTCTAATGTTGTTAACTATAGTTTTATTATAGCATACTTTTTAACGGTTGTCAAGCTTTTCTTGTAGACTTCCTTCGTTTACCTGAAGCTGTGACTGCGTGTTTAATTGCTTTGGGGCCAGTCTTACGGCGAGCAGAAGAAGTTTTCTCAGCTTTGGTCATCTTAGCTGCTACTGCTTTGGGTCTACAAGAGGGGTAGGGACGTTTGCTGTTCTTAGCGGACTTACGCCCACAAGGTTTGCCTGTCTTAACGTCTACCCACTCCTCCTTAAACCACTTCTTAAGGGCGGCACCCTTTTTACTTTTTCTTACGGCCACTTTTGTTACCCCAGTTCTTAGCGCCGACTTTGCGACACTTAGCTACAGCACCAGATGCGTACGCAGAAGGCCAAACTTTGTATCTAGACTTGACCTTACGTGCACAAGCGTCGTTAGCTTTTTTTTTAGCAGCCATAAAACTTTTAAACTCGTCGTCTTGTGTTGCTACGGTTTAGTCGTTGTTGTCGTCGGCCAGTTGCCATAGTACCTCTAGATGGAGGGACATAAGGTCCTCCGGGAGAAGTTACTCTTTTAGTTTTAGTGGCCGTCGCCGTCTTCTTTTTGGGTGGACGACCTACTTTACTTCCGTATGTTCCTTTTCCTTGTGGCATAGTTATCTCCTTACCATTTTTTGCATGACCAGTATCTAGCTGTCAGCTTACTGGGTGGGTTTGTGTCACACTTGTGACGTGCTCTAAACGACTTTCGTCGTGCAGGCTGGTCTTTCTTAATAGTCATCTTAGCGTCACCAAAACGAATAGTTTTAGTCTTGTCGCCTTCCTTGGCAACTACTACAAACTTTTTAGTTGGGTGATTAGGCGTCCGCTTTGGCTTGTTGTACCCGCTTACCCCTGCTCGTGCTAGTTTTGGGTCCTTTGACTTGGGCATTACATAGCTCCTCCACCTTGGTTTCCAGTTCCTGTATTCGGAGCCATTGGCCTTGAAACTCTTGGTTGACCCTCTGCAGGAGCAGGCGTAGTTCGTGGTCCGTTAGCATTGTTTTTGCCCTCTATTTGTTTTTCTTTAAGAAGAGTATCAGCTACTTTCATGCGGCGTTCAAATTCTCTGTCTTCTGCACCGCCTTCACGTAAGTTTCGAGTGATTGCATTAATTTGGTCAATTTCAAGCTCTTGCGGCACTGCTTGAGCTTCTGCTGAAAGTTTAGCTGCTCTAGCTTGAGATTCTTGCGCTTGTGCAGATAACGCTGCGGTTTGTGACTGTTGAAACTGCAACTGTGCTTGTTGAGCAGCCATCTGCATTTGTTGTGCCTGAGGATTTGGTTGAACAGCTTGAGCCATAGCGACAAGAAGTTCTTCACGATTAGACAAGTTCATGTTATCAATAACAGATTGAATTAATGTGTTATACAACGGTGAGTCTTTACCCATAGTCTGTAACAACTGTACCAACTGAGTAACTTCGTACTCACGGGCAATAATACCTAGTGTACTACTAGCATTAAATTTGTAGTCAGCTACAGGGTAGTTTTCTGGGTCAAACTGCATGTACCGATAAGCAGCTTTCTTAACAAACGGAATTAAGAACGACTGCTGGAAGTTAATTAGTGTACGCTTGTGGCGTTTAATAATAGCGCCAAGAGACATACTAATACCAGCGGCAGTAGCCTCGTTGTTAACCTGACCTGCAATTCCTGCTGAGTCCACTGCTCCCGTTGCTTGCTGTACCATCTGCTGCAATGCTCCGGCTTGAGCAAAAGTAATTTGATTGACTTGACCAAAGTTGAAAGGCTGGAGTAC